GCCGCAAGGCCCTTCTGTGCATTGCTGATAGCGGTGATTGCATTGTTGGCAATCAGATAGCCGTTATACAACAGCATTGCCGCCGCAATCCCCAAAACAAGGGGCTGGATGATCCCCCAATTATCCACGAACACAGAAGCAACAGCAATCAGAATATCCAGCGCCGAAGAAGCCACATTTGCAACAGCGGCAAGGCCGTTGATCAGGCCGGTGGTCACTTTCTGGAACTTGGTGCTGTTTCCAATTTGGTTGATTTTGGTCAGGATCGGGGCAAACATAGAAAGGGCCTGATTCTTCATAGCAACCCAAATCTGCGCCCAAGTCTTGGGCATGGAATCGAACTTTGCGTTGGTTTCGTCCGCCATAGCAAACATGGCGTTCTTCACCACTTCAGCCGTTACCTTGCCTTCCTGTGCAACCGTCTTGATGGAACCTTCCGCAATCCCCATATACTTTTCAATGGCTCTTGCGATACCCGGCGCACCGTCCAGAATAGAGTTCAGTTCTTCACCACGAAGCGCCCCCGCCGCCATTGCCTGTGTAAGCTGGATCATGGCATTGCTCTGCTCTTGGGCCGTGGCACCGCCAATAACAAACTGCTTGTTCACCTGTTCCATGAAGGCAATGACCTGATCCATATTGCCACCGAAGGCGTTACCGGCGTTCAGGCCAAGTTTCGCAACGGCGGAAGCGGTGTCAAAATAAGCGGATCGGGAACGCTGGGCGGAAGCCATGATCTTCTGTTCCAAGGCTTCAACGGAACCGCCATCATCCACAAGCAAATTCAATCGGGCTTTGGTGCTTGCCAATTCATCCGAAATGTTCAGCACCTTATTGATCCCGGCGATACCACCAGCGGCAATGGCAACTTTCTTGATGATGGACAGAAGCCCGTTGGCGGAATTGCTACCCCCACGGATGGAATTGTTGAAATTCTGCTGTTCGTTGTTGGCGTTCCTGATATTTTCTTCAATGGTGTCAAAGGCGGTTCCCGCTTTCGCCCATTCTTCACGGGCTTCCCGGATTGCCGCCGTGTCAACGGCTCTACCGGAAGCCTGTTGCATGGCTTCAAAGGTGTTCAGCACAACCCCCATTGCCTTGTGCATACTCTGAAGGGGGCTGGTAACACCATCATAAAGGGCAATAGCGGCCCGGATGTTTCCCACAGGGATCACCACCTTTCTTGGAGAATAGAAGCCGGGGCCTTAATGGTGGCGGCCCCGGCGCTGTTTTCGTTCAATTTCCTTCTGCTTCTTCTTTTCAGCTTCCACCCGAACATCAATGGCCGCAATGATGAAGGCCCGTTCACGGCGGGGCAAAGCATAAAAGGCGGAAGGTGTCAAATGAAGTTCGTGAAGGCAATAGTAAGCAATGTTCGCTTCACCATCACCTTCACAGATTAGTTTTTTGCTTCATCAACCTCATCCTGCATGGTGGTATCAAAACCACACACTTCCTGAATCTTGGTCAGGTATTCGGCATATTCGCCGGGGGTCAGCATGGTTTTCAGAAGGGCATCAGCGCCCATGACCTTGTAGCTGTCCTGAAGTTCCTTATCATTCAGATTGGGGAACACGGTACAAGCCACGGCCAGCTTGCCAAGGTAAAGATCATAGTCGGTTTCCTTCTGATACTGGTTCTTCTTGCCGGGAACCGGAACACGCTTGGCACAGGACTTCCGAAGGGCTTCATCCTCGGTGCCGGTGATGGTCTTGATCTCCCAAGGAATGGGGTTGCCATCCTCACCCAAGAAGCGTTTAGAAGCAACAAACTTGATGTTCTCAACGGGAACGGCGTTTTCAGCCAAAAAAGCGGACAGGCTCATTGTTTTTTCCTCCTATATTTTGATACGAAAAAAGGCCCCGGCCCCTACCGAAGTAAGGCCGGGGCGCTCTGCTTACTGCATACCGGCCAAAAGGCTGAAGGTTTCGGGCATCTCGAAATCTTCAAAGGTGAAGTCCATATCTTCATCCAAGTATTCCGCATCAGCATCAAACTTGGCAAGCAAGCCGCCATCCATATTGCAATCCTTCAGGATCACGGTCTGACGGCCCACAGAAGAAGTGGGATCTTCATTTGTCACCTGAATGTCAAAATAAACATCCTCGCCGGTGTCCTTATAACGCTTCATCAGCTCACGGAAGATGGAAGTGTTATAGTGGAAGGTGGCGGAACCCGTACCCTTCCAGCCGGTGGCCTTATTGCCCTTGCCGGTCTTGCCCAAAATGGGAACTTCCGTTTTGTTCTTCTCAAAGTTGGCTTCAAGGTTGATCGCCTGCATGAAGTTGTAACGGTTATCCCCGATGGTCACGAAACATTCAGCCAAGGAAGCGGAAACAGCATCCTTGGCGTTCATAATGGTTCTATCTGCCATGATGGTTGTACCTCCTTACTGAACATAGACGGTCATATAAAGCTGTTCCATAGCGTTCACGGGGGTCACATAATCAGTAACCACCACGGATTTCTTGGTATCGCCCTTTTCAACCGTCACATTTTCGCCGCTGAAGTTCTCAATGGCCCGAATATCCTGAAGTTCCGTGTGGTGCTTCACAATATCGTTCCAAAGGGAAATCCGGCCAGCGGCATCATTGGGAACCTTGCCAAGATACTTCTTGCCGAACAGAACGGCAATATCATTGGCGATCTGATCCAAAACTCGGATCGTCTGGTTGCTGGAAAAGTCGCTGGACTTTTCATCCGTGATGGAAATGAAGCTGTTAATGTCAGTCAGGACACACACCGCTTCATCCACACGATGGAACATGAAGGAACCTTCCTTGATACCGTTTTCAAGCTGGGTCTGCGTGAAATCGGTATCAACATCATATTCACCATCATAGGTCATGTTGGTGGCGCTCTTATTGACCGCCGTTCCGCCGATCACGCCCGTAACCCAAGGGATCAGGGCGGTGGAAGTCTTGTCGGAAGTCAGGCCGTTCTTGACGCTCACAACGCCTTCATAATCGGCCAACTTCTGGAAAAGAACCACCTGAAACTTCTTGCCCACATCATCACGCATCCGCTTTGCGAAGGCCGCAAACAGGGCGGTGATGGTGGCCTTGCTCTCGGTGCAACCCATAGCGTTGAAGGTGTACGCTTCCGCCTGATCAAGATAGGTCTGATAGTCGGAATCGGCCACGGTGCCATTGGTGCCGCCCGTCAGGGGCAAGGAAGCAGTCAAAGAAAGAGTTCCGCTGGACTTCCAATCCACATAGGCATTGGCCTTCAGATCGGTAATAGCGGCCACACCTTCCTGAAGATCAACCTGAACGGTTCCCAAGAAGGTTGCCACATCGAACAGCGGCTTCTGTTCTGCGGTGTTCTCATTCGCCGTGATAACGGTACGAAGATCATTACCACGGGTGCCGGGGTATTTGGCCGTTGCGTAGGTGTTAGCCGCCTTCACGCCGCTGGTGCCAAGGCGGAAGAAATGAACGGTTTTGGCGTGAAGGAAGATTTCACGCATAGGCTTCAGTTCATCCGCCGTGTACGCATAGCCGAAAATTTTCTGACTGTTCTTGATAAAGTCAGCCTGTTCCACCGTGAAAATCTTGCCTTCAGGCCCCCAATTCATAGCAAGGGGGATGGTGACAATGCCACGGTCAGAAAGGGTGGCGCTTGCCTGCGCCACAGAAATGAAGTTGATATATGCACCGGGCAGAACCTTGTTCTGCACCAAGAAGGTGCCGCCGCCAAGGGCCATATTATTTCACCTTACCTTTCATAAAGTCATTGATCAGCCCATCAATCTGATCGAAGGTGTATTCCTTCCCATCTTCCAAAAGGACAGACAGAAGATCACGCCGGTCAGCGTAACGCCTGAAGGTCAACACCCGTTCTTTGGGGAATACCACCGGGGCCGTGATGGTCGGTTCCTGTGCGGTGGCGGCTTTCTTTCTGGTAGCCATTCAATCACCCTTTCTTTGGCTCCACAGTAGTTTCCAAGGTTTCCATTGCGGTTTCCTCGGTTTCTCTGCGAAGTGTCAAATTGTAGTTCACGAAGAAGTGAAGAACCCCGTCTTGCACTTCATAACTCATGGAAGTTCCGTGAAGCACATCCCCATTGGGAAGGGTGATGAACTCCAAACATTCCATCAAATCCCCGGCCATAGCGAACAGTTCAGCGTTGTTTCTCCTGCTGGTTGGGAAATAGTGAACATCCAGCGGGTTCCGGTTCATGAATCGGTTCTTCTGCAACGGGGAAATGTCAGGCTTCAGGACAGCAATGAAAAAACAGGGTTCCTTGAAGCCCTGTTCCACATCATTCTGATAGATTTTGTACCCGGCTCCAAAGGTGGCGTTCAGCTTCATGGAAACACCTTTAATGATTTCATTGATCAACTGAACACCCCCTTCAAAGCGTCATACAACATATCATTCAGAATGGACGGGGCCAAGGTTTTCACTTCCTGTTCGGAAATCGTCAGCATGAACCGCCCCTTCACCCAACTTGCCTTCAGGGTCTTTCCCAAGGCTGGAACATAGCGCCCCGGTGTTTGCCGGTGGCCGTATTCCACATAGGACGCATATTCCAAATTGTTGATGATGGTCACGGTGTACTGCTCCCCATGTTTTTCAATGGGAAGGATCGTCCAAGCGTCACGCAAGGAACCGCCACGATAACCGGGCCAATATTCTTCCTTGGCTTCATCCGTGGCATACGGCGGAACCACACCAACCGGGGTTCTTTTCTTCACCTTGTTCAGAAGGATTTGGGCAACCTTCTTGGCGGCATCCCGGCAAAGCCGATCCATGTCAACTTCCGAAAGCTGTTGAAGGCGTTCATCCAGCTTCTTCAGTTCCCGGTAATCACACCGGCCCCATCTTCCCATCAGGCCCACCCCCTGAAGGGTTCAAGCATGATTTCTTGATGGTTGGAGAAAACACCCGGTTCACCGGAACGGGAATAGGTGAAGGTTCGTTCCACATCGTTTGGCCGGGTGACAATGATCTTGCATCCTGCGGGAACCTTCACATCCGGGGAAAGGAACAGCTTCACCACCTGTTGGGCGGTTGCCACTTCATCCCCATTGGTTGAAGTTAATGTTTCAAAAGACAGCTTGCACGGCTGATCCTGAAGAAGCGGCTTTTCTTCAGAATCCGTCAGGTGGGTGGTGGGATCGGTGACTTCTTCACGGATGAAGATAGAACACCGATCCTGCCACAACCGTTCCAAAGCGGTTCGCACGGCCTTATTTACCATACCAACCGCCTATAACGGTAGATTTCACCAATGCGCCCGTTGATCAGATAATCAATCAGGCTGTTCAACCTCTGTTCAGGGGTTGAACTACCTTCACCAAGGGCAAAGGTAATGTTGGTGTCACCTTCCTGAATGGATTTCATCGCCGCCGCATCCAGATCAAACCCTTCAAGCTGTCCAGAACACTTCTTCATGTTCAGGTATTCGCCCACGGCCATAGAAACGGCCAGACTTTCCAACCCCTCCGGGATTTCGGAAAGGTTGGAAAGGTTTTTGATCCGCCATTGAACATTGTTCAAGGCAATATCCAACAGCGGATCATCAGCGGCCCCCGCCACGCCAAGGGCCGTTAGCATTGCAACCGCTTTATCACGCAACGGGGTTCACCGCCTTCCTTACGCCGCCGTGATTTCGTACCAACCCTTGGTCTTGGGGTTGTCACCGGAAGCGGGCGTGACCTTCACATAGCCGATACCGGAAGCGGCGTAATAGGTCTTATCGCTGGAAACCGTGGTGTCAGTAGTGACAGCGGCGGAACCGGTGATAATCTTCACCGCCTTGGCTTCATTGGTCATGGCCGCAAGGTAATACTTACGGGAATAAACCGTGTTGCGGCGGATATTGCCTTCACGCTCCTGTTCCACTTCCGTACCCTTCTTATTGAACAGGGTAACAGCTTCCTTGGTGGCAATTACCACTTTGCCGGTTTCGGCGTTCTTCTTGGTATAAAGGTTGATACCCGCCACAGTACCAACATAGCCAGACTTGGAGAAACCTTCCACATACTTCAGATCTTCCTTCAACGCCTTGCGAAGTTTGGCAACATCGGTGGCATTGACAAAGCCGAAGATAGAAACACCTTCAAGGTTTTCCAGATTCAGCATAGCGGAAGCGTCCACGAAGGTGTTGAAATCCATTGTGGTGCTGACCACCGTCAAAGTAGCCTCGTGGAAGGCTCCAAAAATGTCGGCGTTCACGGTGTTGAACATATCCGTACCAGCGTGACGGGTGCCGGTGGTAATGACCATCGGATCGGTCATGGCTTCCTCGTCATAATACTGGAAACGGTTCTGCGCCATCTGAATCCGGTATTCCTTTTCGGTGTAATCGGCTTCAATGGTCTTGGTGTTGCCGTTGCCCATGGTCAGCTTCTCGGTGCCATCAGTGGCCTTGTACTTGTGAATCTTGCGAACCATGCCAGCAACGCCGGTCAGGTTGTTGTCCACGGTGCAAAACTGCTGAAGATCAAGGTGGCTCTGGTACTGATCTTCAATTTCGTTGGACAGGAAAAAGTTATCGTAGCAAGTGTTTGCCATTACTCATTACCTCCATAAAGTTCTTTGTATTCGTCAGGATGGTTGACGGAATAGTTGTAGCGATCCAAGGGGTTCATGGCCTTCAGCTTTTCAAGGGTCATGCCGCCTTCAGCGCCATCACCCTTTTCAGCGGATTTGGCCCCCTTGAATTTGGTGCCGGTGGACTTTTCAAAAAGAAAAGCCGTGTCCTTGCCTTCCACCAGCTTCTTGACTTCATCATCAAGGCCCTTGACGGTTCCATCCTCCGCCAATTCAGCCTTACCGATGAAATCAACCAACAGCGCCTTAACAGCGGTGTTGTTCTTGGCCTTTGCGCCGGTCAGGGCCAGTTCAACCGCATTGCTGATTTTCAGGTTCTTCAGTTCAGCGGCGTGATCCGTGTCCTTCTTCTTGTTATCGGCCTGAAGCTGTGTGATCTGATCCTGAAGGGCCTTGGTGTCACCAGAAGCCTTCTTCAGCGTTTCAAGCTGGGTGTCACGCTCTTTGATGGTGTTCTTGGCGGTGGTCAGTTCGGTGTTGACCTCATTGAACCGGGCCTTGGTGACGAAGGAACCGTTCAAGCCCTCCATAACCTTTGTGGCCTGTTCTTCAGTCAGGCCCCATTCCAACAGCTTTTCTTTAGTCATTGTTGTTACCTCCAAAATCCTTTTTTACCGTGGGTTAGGAACCACGATTTTCCCGGTTCTGTTTACCGCCCACCACCGGGAAACGGCGAAAATGGTATGAAAAAACCACCACCGGCCAAAGGCCGGGGTGGTCAAAGGCCGGGGTGGTCAAATCATCAGATATAGGGTTAATCGCTGATCACTGGTTCAATTAGATACATTTTCCAATCAATCGGAAGGCCAGAAGCAATATCTTCTTCCACTTCCTCCACAATTTCAGCAATCAGCTTTTCATTCATCCCCATTTTATGGGCTTCTTTCAAAAATTCGTCTTTGCCCATTCTACATACAACCTTTCTATGGTTTCTCCAATTTCCATTGCCATTGGGCGGGGGTTAGGGTTGTTACAATACTCTGACCAACCTTCAGCGATCATTTCAGAATAGCGATTTGAATTGTGGTTATTCCACGCATATTCCGAAAGTTCATCTTTAATTTGATCTCTGGTTCTGGAATCAAATAGGGCCTGAATATTCTTCTGTTTTCCAACTCCCAACCAATCATCTAATTGGTGCCCGAACTCATGATCAAACACAGATTTCACCGTGGAACAACTATCCGGGTGCCACTTAATTTCTACCTGACGGATCATAGACTTTGAAGCAGATTCAAAGTCAGCATAGAAGCCACGGTTCAGGCAGATACCCCGGCAAGGATCGAACGGTGGGCGGGGTGACCAACTGGAAGCCATTTCGTTTCCAACTGAAAGATACTTCCGAACAAACGAATTAGCCTTTTTCTTTGCCCATTCTTCACATTGGGCATCCGTCCAGTTGTAAACATTGTTTTGCTTAATCCAGTCAAGTTGCCGTTGAAACTCAATTTGTTTGGCAATAGCATTTCTCTGATGGGATTCTCCAACAAAATTAAATCTTTTCCGCACCAAATCTGGAAATACTTCTTGCATATCTGAAAGGCCCTGATTCCACCCGTTCACCGATTCAATAGAAAGCCCCTTAAAATCAGCATTGATTCCAAGAACAGATTTGCAATATGCTTCAGCTTCTTTCAAAGTCGAAACCGGGGTATATCCTGAAGCGCCGGGGGCCTTCAAAAGCTGGAATCTTGCTTCCGCCAAATCTGCATTTGCAAGGGGCAAATCCTTCATTCGCAATTCTGACATACGGGCTTGAACTTGGTTAATATCAACCATTTTTCGCCACTTTCGCCATTCTGCTTTTTCATTGGGATCATCAAAATCCGAAGAAGATAAATAATACCGTTGGTTCGTTTCCTCCAAAGAAGCATATTCGGCTTTCAAATCAGAAAAATGCTGTTCTTTTGCCTTGATAGTTTCCCGCAATTTCATTATATCAACAGCTTTTGCAACGGTCAAGCCAGCCTTGGAACCGCCGTTCACGAAGGTCTGAACCCAATCAGCATATTTCATGTTGGCGGGAACATAGTACACATCCCCATCAGCGTTCCGGGCGGCTCTTTCACCGGCATACTTGGGATCAATGGCCGGGGCCGTAGTTCCTCGACAGTTGGGGTGGAAGGGCGGCACGGTCACGCCGGGTTCATATTGGGAAATGGGGATCACCGTACCATCAAGCCCACCACAAATGGAACAGGTATGGGAATCCAGCGTTTCAATGATTTCCACCATTTCAACATCCAAATCCTTGTAACATTCCTTGGTGGCAACAGCGTTGAAATAGGTAGTTTCGGTGTTGACCAACCGCCCCGCCTTATACCGATGAACCCCGAACTGCTTCTGAATGGCCGTGGTGATCTTGGCCGGGGAATCACCCCGAAGAAGCCCTTGCGTCAGGCTCTTGCTAACCGAACCCACCAGATCATTCTTGTTCAACCAACAGCGATCCCGGAAGGTTCGCCCGTCCGTTGTCCAAGGCTTTGAAAGCAATGTTTCAAGTTTCTTCTGATCCAGCCCGGTAATATCCCAACCAAGGCCCACACCCTTCTGAACCTCAAAAGCCGTGTGGGTGTAGCCATTGCCCACAACCTTCTTCAACAGGGCATCCAGACTATCAACCTGATTGCCGTACAGCAATTCAAGCTGTTGCTGAATACCTGTCTGAACAGCTTCAAGGCGGGAAATGTGGAACCGGGCAGACGCATTTTCCAGCTTCTTCAGCCATGCCGCATCCAACCCGGCCTGTTCACCGATCTTGATATACTGTTCAACGCTCCAATGAAATTCTTCAAGCTGTCCAGCGGTCAGCCATTTCCGGGCATCGGTCAGGCTGATTTGGTTGTTCACCGCAAAACGGGCATACCAGCTTTCAATTTCCTTCTGAACGGAACGCTGTGCATCCAGATACAGTTCTTCCATGTCCTGAATGGTCTTTTGGGCTTCTCTGTGAGCGCTGTCCTCCAAGATGGAAAACCGCCCACGCCAATAATCCGCATTTCTCATGGGCCGTTCCTCCAATCCTGAAAAATGGTGCTGAAGGTGGGACTTGAACCCACACGCCTTGCGGCAACGGATTTTGAATCCGCCGTGTCTGCCTATTCCATCCACTTCAGCATAGAAGGCCACGCTGTTTCTTCATAGGGGCTTGCGCCTTGCTGAATTTTGGTTCCTTCCTTTGTGGCCTTGGTAGCCCGTGCCGGGATCGAACCGGCGTTACCGCCGTGAAAGGGCGGTATCTTAACCACTTGACTAACGGGCCATGATGGGCCGGGGAAGGGAATTTCACCCTTTGGCGGGTAGGAGTAATAGCACCCCGCCACACTCAAGGTCTGCCCCGGCATATATTGTGAAACGGCGGGGGTTATTCACCCTCGCCATTGTCACCTTTGTTCTGGTTGCCGGTCTGGAAGGCCCCGGCGTATTCCTGTGCCTGTTCCATTGCTTCATCCTTTTCCTTACGCAACCGGGCCAGCTCCACTTCAACATCCGTAACCCACGGGTGCTGTTCCACAATGGTTTCCGTGGACAGAATACCAACGGACTTGGAACAGTTTTCAATGGATTCCGTTTCATTGATTAGAATGTCACGGTTGAACACGATCTGAAGTTCAGCGCCTTCATAATCGCCCAAGCCCCTGTTGCTGAAATCCTGATTGATGAACCACAACAGTTCTTCAAAGGCCGCTTGGAACTCGGTTTCCATGCCGTTTGCGTCAAGGTCAATGTCAGAATACATGGATTGAATGTTCATTTGATTGGGGTTGCCACTCAAACGATCATCCTTGGCATCGTAACCACGGGCATTTTCAATCAAGGACTTCTTCAGAAGTTCCAAAATGCCCTTGTAGTTCTCTGCATTGATTTCAACCTGAAGGGTTTCAACCCCGCCATCCTCACGAACCTTCACGGCTCCATAGGTGGAAAGGTTGTGGCGGAACTCACCAAGATTTTCACCATCATAGTTCTTCAGAACCAGAATGGTGTTCCGTGCGTCCTCTTGCATATTGTTTTCAAAGTCGGAAATCATGGTGTTGATTCCGTCCTGAAGGGTTTTCACACGGCGGATCAGGGGGATTTCCTGTTTGTTATACTTGAAGGGAACCAGCGGAATCCTTGTCCAGTTGAACCCCTTGGGTTCTTGGCCTTCTTCCTCAACCATGAAATAGTTTTCGTGTTCACCGGCTTCCACATCGGCAATCAGCATATCATTTTGATAGATATACCGGTAAATGCCATCGGCTTTGAAGATTTCCACCTTCTCCACCTTTTCCTTCTGGTAGCCGTTCCACACTTCTTGGGTGTAGTAACGAATCGCACAATCAAGGATGGTGTGATCATCGTCAGCCCAAAAAGGAAGAATGTCATAGGCCGGGAAATGCTTGAAGGTCAATTCACCAGCTTCATTGTAGTAAGGATAAAGCCAGCCAATGCCACCGTTCAGGGCATCTTCACAAACATATTTCAGAAGCCGGTAAAACCGTTTGTTGAAAACCTTGCCCAAAGCATCCGTGTAACCCTTATCCTGACAGTTCAGGGTGAAGGGCTTGCCCACAAGGTAGTTGGTTTTCTGATCCACCATCAGGGCATATTGGTTATCAATCAGGCGGTTGTTCGGAAGGTTCGTCACCACCTGAAGTTGACCGTTTTCACCAATGATTGTGCGCTGACGCTGAAGAATGTCATGCTGTCCTTCATAGTACAGATCACCCATAACCTGATCCTTGCGGCGCTGACTATTCTTCCATTCCTTGATTTCAGCGGCGAAGAACTGATTTTCAGTCATGCCGGTTCGCCCACCCTGAAGGATCAGGCGGTTGATACGCTCCATAGCGTTATCCAGAAACATATTCACTTACCGCCTTTCTTCATTGCTTAATAATTGCAACCCCCCGGAATCACACGATTTCCGGGGGATTTTGTTACTATCATGTTGTTAGTCGAAGCTGAAGGCGGGGCCAACCAACATATCTTCCAGCCCGTAACGCATAGCGTCCATAAGGTGGTTGAAATCATCAATGGGAACATTGATCTTGGCCCCGAACTTATCTTCTGCCCATGTGTAGTTTGAAATCTCTGTGATGAAGTTCACGCATCGGGGATGAACAATGATGGTGTAACCCTGAATGTACTGGATTCCGTTGTTCACGCTGTCCTTGCCCTTCCGGGCGGCTCTGATACGATGAAGGCCAGCATCCCGCAATTCATCAATGCTCTTGGGTTCTGCACAATCGGCCTTGATCCGTTCCTTGGCATAACCCATGGCGGTAATCCGTTCACAGATTGCCCGGTTGGTCAGGGCCTTTTCATACAGTTCATCGAAAACCCAAATGGTTCTTTCCTTCTCACTCACCAGCCCACAGAATAGGGCCGTGGGATCGTTGGTATAACCGAAGTCAAGGCCGAAGGCGCTTTTCACATCAGGCTTCTTGGAAATAGCCAGATAATCAAAGGCTTCTTCCCGCCAATTATCGAAAATCAGGCCATCCACAATGCCCCAACCCCCAAGGCCAGCCACCTTGTAGCGGCGGGGGTTGTTTTCCTTCATGGTGTTGAACACCTTCAAATCCGCCGTGTCCAGCCATTCATTACACAGGTAATTGGTGGTTGTGGCGTAAATCTGCCCATCCGGGCTGATCCAGCTATCGTGGAACTTGTATGTGGGGTTCCCTTGGGCATCCTTGCCGGTGATCTCCCCGAAGAAGCGTTTCCTGATCCAATGCTTTTCATTCCACGGGTTGAATGTCAGCGTGATTTGCTTGAACAGGCCGGTTTCTTCCGGGATAGCACCACGGATGGATTCATCCAGCATATCAAAATCAGCTTCATTCATGATTTCGTATGCTTCTTCAATCCAGCACCAGCACAGATAGCCAATTTCAACCGTAATTGAAGTGACCTTCAGGGAATCATCAAGGCCCCGGAAGTAAATCTTCTGACCGGTGGGAAGGTAGGTCATTTCAAGGGGGCTTTCTTTGATTTCCCAATAGGCTGAAACCCCAAGGCGGTTGATTGCCCATTTCAGTTCGGTGAAACAGGAATCTTTCAAGGTTCTGAACACCTTACGAACCACAAGGGTATTGGCTTCCGGGTATTGCATCATCCGTTTGATGATGTTCAGGGCCGTTGTCTTGGATTTCTTGGAAGCACGGCTTCCCTTACACACCCGGTAACGGCCTTTGAAGTTCCAGAAGGTTCCGTAACCCTTGCCAACCACTTCAGGAAGGTGAACCCGCTTGGCCTGTGGGCTAATCTTCAAGTTGATCATCCCCCGTGATAATCACCGGAACGGCCCCTTCCACACCTACCTTGTCCGTGAACATACCATAACGCTTGCCGATCAGTTCAGCGGCCTTCAGTCTTTCCTTGGCTCCAACCTCTTTCTGCGTCAACTCTTGGCAACCGTCACCGCACAGGATCGGGATTTCTTCAGTATGTTCACCCCGCATTACCGAAGTCAGGTATTTCATGACTTCTTCAGCATCAGCGATCTTGGCCGAATGAAGTTTTTCAAGTTCGGTTTCGATGTACGCTTTCAAGTCAGGTTTTGCAAGGTTTTCAGAACCCGTCTGCTTTGCGGTCTTGGGCGAATACCCCGCCTTGATTGCCGCATCCGTAGCATTGCCGCTGATCAGGTATTCATCACAGAACTTCCGCTGTCTTGGTGTCACAGGTATTCACCCCTTTCATCAGGCATAGAAAAAGCGCCCCGGTTTCCCGTAGGCGCAATTTCTTATTTACTATTCTACCGATTCTTTACTCTGTTTGGAACCGGTGGCACTCTGGTTTTCTCGGTTGTTTAGAAAGTCGCTGTTTGCCTTGGCAAAAGCAAGTAAACCCTTTCCGTGAAGTTCAAAAACCCATTGCATAGAATAATTCAGTTCTTCAGAAATATCTTCCCATTTTTTCAACTGAATATAGCGCCCGATTAGAATATTTTGCTGATCAAGGTCAGGAATCCGGTTGATCATGGTGAACGCTTCCTGTTTCATGCTCACAAGTTCATCAATCCGGGCATTGATCTTGGCTTCAAGGTCAATGATCTTGGTGATGGTTTCTTCAAGGGTATTCTTGGGGCCTGAAGTCTGAACCTTGTCCTGCTTCAGTTGGCTTCCGGTGGAAGTCAAGCTGGAACGCAAGGTTACAATGGTGCTATCAAGCCGGTTGATCAAACGATCCGTTTTCCTGATTTGGGCAAAGTATTCTTTAGCCTGTTGGGAAAGGTCTTTGTCATTCACTATGTAACACATCCTTTCTGCGGTGGTCTGTTCCGTTTTCATTGCATCTGTACCGTTAATAAATGCTGAAAAATCAAGTGATTTCAGGACTTTGGAACGCATGGAACAGATAAAACGGGCAGTTCCTTATATACACATTTCTTATATATTTTTTTCTTTATAAGAAGAAAGTATATTTACATCTGTTCCATCTGTTCCGTTCCCTGAAAATAACTGAAAAAGCCTGATATATCAAGGGTTTTCGTGCGGAACAGATATAGAAAAAACATCTATTCCATACCTGTTCCACACGCTGTTCCAACCCCTACTGAAGAAGCACCTGTTCAGGCGGAAATATTGTCCGAAAGATACCAGACAATCAGGAACCAAACAGGATCAATGCTGAAATACTCGGCCACGGCCATAAGCAACAGCACAAGGGTCAGCACTACCAGCATTTTCTTCATCGGCGTTCCACCGTTGTTCCTGCAATTTCAATGGCTACCGCCATAGCCTTGAAATCACATTCATCACCTTCAACTTCCAAGGTGTCACCGTCAGCATTTTTCAGAACGGCGGTATAAACTTCATTTTCTTCATCATAACTGAACTGACAATCATTTTCAGAATAGCGGTCAATATCTTCTTGGTTGTCACACTCCAAAAAGGTGAAATCCATCAGTTCAGCGCCTTTGCAGTTTCCGCCAATTTCAAAGGCAACATGGCCTATGTAATCCCATTGCATGAAAGTCACCCGGATCACATGGACACCCTGAAAATTTGGGTCATAGTAATTGATCATTTGTATTCCCTCCCGGTCTTACGGTCTTTGATTTCAATGCGGTTCAGAAGTTCAAACCCCGCCAAACGGGTGATGTACTTCAGGACGAAGATCAAGGTGTTCACCCGCTTCTGCTGTTCATCCTCGTCACGGATGATATTCTTTGTGCCGTGGTAGGCTGTCGGATCGTGATACCCTTCAGCATTTTCCCAAGGTTTAGGCATCGGTTTTCCCTCCTTCTTCTCTGTACCATTCTTCAATGTCACACCCAATGTCCTTTAGCTTTTTACGGGCCAACCACCCATCATCGGCTTGTTCCATCAGGTAATGTTCCCGTAGCTTCAAGGTTTCGGCATAGAACAGCTTCCACGCCAGCTTCAGGCGCTTGGGGCCAAAGCCAAATTGGGTGTGAAGCATCCATAGGATGGATGATTCTTTGTCCATGTCAAAGGCCCGATCATTTTCCACAATCTGTTTCTTGATTTCCTGATCCAAGGCCCGTTCTTCAGCTTTGTTGAACTGAACGGCGAAGATTTTACCACCGGACTTCTTAAACATCGGCATGGTATTCACTCCAAATATCATCGAAGCAAACCGGAATCAGGGCGTGAACCTTGTCCAACAGGATCAGGGCCACTTCCCGCATCTGCGGGTGTGCGGCGGGTGAACAGCGCAACTTCAGGAAATGCCGCCATTCACGAATGTTGGCCGTCATGACCACTTCCGTTTTCAGGCTGTTGGGAAGAACCGAACGGGCTTCTTGCGGTGTGCAACCTTCATCCAGCAAAGCAAAATAGGCATCTTCAGCATCACGCATAGCGATACGCCAACAATCCATTTTCACCTTGCCAGCCAAAGAATTCTTATCCCCAAAACAGGGTTCAATCACCGTGATTTCCTCACCGAACTTGCCCTTGCCGTAATTACAATAGCGGGTGGATTCCTGACAGTAAGAAGCCATCCGGTGGCGGACGATCTCATGAGAAACCCCACGATCACAAATGAACTTCACCGTGAAGGAACAATGTTCCAGAACCGCTTCATGCCCACGCTTGATGATCCCGGTAATGAACTTTTCAGCGGAACCTTCCGTGATCTTATCCTCGGACTTGTAGCAGACACGGCCACATTGTTCCAGCCGCTTCAGAATGGTGGCCCCGTCAACCGGGGTGATAAACTTCACATCAGGCTTGATAATTTTCATCCTTCTTCATCCTCCACACAGTCAAAGGGGTAAAATCTATCTTCAACCCCATTGTTTTTATGAACACATTCATCACAAGGGGGTTCATCCCCGAACTTGTCACGGTGCTTACAACGGCGGCACGGTTCCAAATTCCGTTTCAGTTTTGGAACCGATGGATTTTCGCTTTTGTCGATCCGGGTTGGTATGTCCTGAAGTTCCGGGTGTTTGATTTCCATGTAAAGGGCAAACAGGATGTTCCAAGCCGCCGCCCGAAGGTGGGGTTCATCCTTCATGCCCATCATGTACTTGGCAAGGTGGCGGAAGGCCGAATCAATCAGGCTGTGAATGGGAATACCCTTTTCACAGTTCCGTTCACCATACTTCAAGGCCCCTTCTTCACAATGCTTGGAAACCTCCATCAAGGCTTCCCACGGAAGTAAATCCATGCGGCCTTTGCCGCTGTGCATATCACGAACAGCACCGGTTCCAAACTCGGTGCGTTCACCGCTGTCTTTAATCATGCCAACCAGTCAACCTTTCTAAATTATTTTTTAATCCGGCCACAATCTCACGGGCTTCCATTGTACCCGTGTGTTTTGCAATGGCTTCATTCCGCCGATCCGTCAAGAAACCACGATCCAGCGGGTGGCACTTTTCCAAATCAGCATTACACCGGTTGATTTCTTGAACCAAGGCTTCAGCACGGGCCTTCAGCCGGTCTAAACATTCCTGAAGAATGGCCTTCTGGTATTGGGCGATTGTTTGAATGTTATTTTTCAATTCAGGATCATCCCGATATTCAATAGCTGAATTGACATCAAGGCCGTGTTCGGTGCAAAAGGTTTCTGCATCAAACAGACTATTGAACACCCGCCGCCCAACCTTGGCATAGGGAATGTTTTTGTTCTTGAACTTGGAATATTCGTGGGTCATTCTGTGTCACCGCCTTTCACAAATACACGGGTTTTCCGGTTTCTGATCCACTTGGGAACCGTTGTGAAGCCACAGCGTTTTGTGATCTGCCGGGAAAACTCAATCTTGGAAAGGGCTTGGAAGTTGTTTGCAATGCAATATTCCTTATACCGGCGATACACGGAATCGGTGGCTTCATTTTCAATCCCGTCAAGGCCCACTTCATTGATGAACCCAATAATGGGGTTGTTGTTTTCCTCATATTCGTCCAACTGCCCCTGAACTCTGCTGGAAGTGGTGAACTGTGCGTTCCCAAGAACCCGCTTCAACCCCTGAAGGCCAAGCAAGGCCAGATATTCCATTGAACCCTGTTCACACAGTTCATCCTTGATGAATGGGCGGAAGTCTGCATCATTGGGGGTGAACTTGGCATCGAAGGGAACGATCACCAAACGCCGCTGAACGGCTCCGGTTTTGTCCTTGATACGGGGAATATTGTTGGCGCTGAACAGGAACTTGGAATAATTGTTGAACTCAAATGGATCTTGGCCTTTGCGCTCTACATTCACCCGATCACCCGTGACCAGCTTCTTGAACACGGAAGCATTGGCAATAAATTCATCACCAATATCATCACCGATGTTCGCCAGCTTGCCGAACAGTTCAGCGGTTTTGAACCTATCGCCCAATTCCTTCAGGTCAAGGGAAGCAATGTTCTGATCCCCAAGAAGGTTCTTCACCACATGAAGAAAGGTGGATTTGCCGTTGCTCTTATCGCCAATCAGAATGAAGGCTTTGCCAAGTTCGTTGCGGCGGTACATACAATAGCCCACCATTTCTTCCAGCAAGGCCCGGACTTCAGGATCATCACAGGCCAGCCGGTTCAGGGTGTGATCCAACAGATCATCATGGGCGGCGGGATTGTACGGCCACGGGATTTTGTTTGTAATGACCACATCCGGGGTGAACTCTTTGAAGGAACCATCCCGGATATTGTAAAGGCCGTTGCTGAAAGCAATGATATTCGGGTTGGTGGCCTTGGTGTTTTCCTCAATCATGATTTCCAGATAGGACAGGACTTCCGAACGCCACGCCCGTTTCAGGTTGCTGATCAGCTTGATCATGGCCCCTTCAATTTCACCGGCACCGGAAACATAGATACCATCCTTGTAAATGTGAAGCTGGTTATTGATCTTCACAATATGGTTGTTGTTCTTCAGGTAGGTGGCGAACTTATCAAACAGGAAGGTTTTATCCCGGAAGAAGGATGTTTTCTTGAAGGCATCATCCCGAAGGATCACATCAAGTTCCTTGTCGGAAAGGGGCTTCTTCAGCACATAACGGTTAATCAGCCTGATACATTCACGGGCTTCTTCCTTGGTGAAATCGTCACTCTGAAGGGTCAGAATGTAGTTGAACAGGGTTTGGTTCCGTCCATCACCTTCCCCAAGGTTCGGGAAATCATAGTTGCTTTTTACTGGGGTCAGCCACTTGGGAAGTTCTTGAATCTCCCCTTCAGGGAAGTCATACAGAATGGGCCGTTCCACGCCACCGGACTTCAAGATTTCATAGCTGTTATTGGCTCCAACCTTTCCATCCGTGGTGATACCCACGGCCAAGGTGCATTTCGTCCAGCTTTTTTTAACACCACAGTTCTTGAACAAGAAGTGTTTTCCCCGTGTGGTGGCGTACACTCTGCACTTCAGTTCTAAATCCTGAACAATTCTGAACAAAAGTTCAGATGTTTCCGCATCGTCCACATCAATCAGGATGGTTTCTTCCCCAAGAATACCGGCATATTCATCAAGGTCTTGGACTTCAGAACGGGTTTTCAATTTTTCAACGCCTTTGAACTTTTCAAGGCATTGTTTGTTTCTGGTAGGCACATAGCCCCTAAACAGTTCCATGCTTCAACGCTCCCCCCCCCCGAAAGGTTTTATTGTTCATCGCTCCACCCCGAAATCTTTCAACCGATCCCAAGCAACATCAATGTAATATTGCTTGTCCAGTTCATCCGGGATAGGAAGGTTGGTCACATCATCATTGATGAAGAAACAATGATCCGGGGTGTTGCCGAACTTTTCAGGGTTCTTTTCCCGGCCCTTGACGATTTTCCCGGAAACCTTGAAGATTCCGCCCTTGCTCTGATCCTTGGAAGCGAACACCCGGAAGGTTTTATCCGTCTGAACCTCACCGCCGCTGAAGCGGGTGATTTTCTTAGAACGGCCTTTTTCATCCCTGATCTTGGCTTCCGTAATCACCGGGGAATAAAGGGCATATTTGTACTTGCTGGACACCTTCACAACCTTCTGAAAATCTCGAAGATTGGAACATTCCATGATGGTTGTTTCCGGGCTGATCCCCTGAAGGAAATAGTTCACAATGGCCCGGTTGACAATGGGAAGGTCATAATCCAGATCAGACAGCTTTTTGACATAGGCACCCTTGCACTTCCAGCGGGGTTTCCCTTTTTCATCACGAAGCGGCCCGGAAGGAACAATGATGTAATTGTTCACATCCTTCTGATACACCTTTTGAAATTCGTCAAATTCAAGGCGCATCCCGGTTCTTTGCTCCCACTCCCAACACAGATCGTCCAGCATTTCAAAATCTTCATACCGGCGAAGTTTGACCAAAATGCCATCTGTGTTGCTCTGGATGATTTCACAATGATCTTCCAGCCGTTCAATCAAATCCAGAAGAAGAAGCTGACCGCCCACACAAACATTGTTGGCTTGCCGGGGGTCATACATGGCATTGTGCTTATCCTTCATAGCGCCATAGGTGCTGTTCAGAACAATCTTGTAAGGCTGTTGCATGGGGTTCTTCTCCGCCTTCAGCTTCAGGCGGGTGTGATAGATTTCCGCATACTTGGAAGGATCGTGAACATTACGGGAAAGCCACTTATAAACCAGCATCAAAGACGGGTAATAGGAAGCCACATCCACATTGACAAACCAACCTTCCCCGTGATATTTGGGAATGGCCCCGTGAAGGCCACCCCAAGCGAACACATGGGGAACCCCGGCCACATCCAGTTCAAGAGTTTTGGAATAATCACGGTTCAAGGGGTTCTTGTACCAATTCAAAACTTCCGTGTATTTTTCGATCCGCAAGCTGGGCGGGAACTCAATTTCAAATTCATCATTGTGTTCCCTTTGAACGGCCCCAAGGATTTTGGCGGAAAGCTGTGCTTTGGTGCGGCCAATGTCAGAAATGGGAAGGTGAAACGCCTTCACAAGTGACATTTGGGCATCAAATTCATCTTCCTTCCGCCGTAACCACACTTCCACCGTCTGTTCCACATCATGGCGGCAATATTTGACCGTTTCGGCCAACTCTGCTTCAGTCAAAGGCCGGTCAATGTCGAAGGGAACAGAAGTTTCTTTAATGGAATGGCCCATGAACGCTTCCAGCGCTTTCAGGCTGATTGGCGGGTTCGGCATCACATCATAATTGATCAGCGGGTATTCTCTGAACAGGCTTGAATATCTGTAACCGGGTTTATCCTCTGCAATGATCCAATCATTCACAGGCTTTGGATCAAACCCACACAGAATGGCCTTCAGGATGTACTGATCATAGTTCCGGGAATTGTAACCGGCCCAAATCACACCCTTGTGTTCCTCATAGAAGCGTTTCAGCTTGTCGGGATCGTTGATAATCACGGTTTCTTTTCGGGCGTTCAGGTCGATCAGGACAACCAGCCAGTCATACCGGAAAACCTCAAAATCATAGAAGATCATCAACTCACATCCTTTCAGCTTTTGTGAAATCGGTCAGCGTTTCCGCCTTATCAGCCCCGCCACGGGAAGGCTTTCACTTGGGGCCATTGTGGGGCCGAAGCCCCACAGTTTGTGCTTGAAAGTTAAGGTTCAAAACCGCATCAAGCACTATATGTGCTCGATTTGATTGTAAAAAATTTTGGGTCAGTTTTCAACCTCGAAAACTTCTTCAACGGTGATGGAATTGAAGCGGGAATCATCGTAGTCCACCGCATATTCCAAGTTTCCATCAATGGCTTCCGCCACATCAAGAACAAGCTGGGCAAACTGCTTATAGCTGGTGAAGCTGACGGGAATACCGGAATCCAGCTTTTCAAGGAAGCCCATAGCGGAAGCGATCATGTTCTTATCGTTCTTGGTGCCGTACAGAACACGGTTCATGAACAGGCGCTGGTTCTTGTACTCACCGGAAAGAATCTTGAAGGACACGGCCAGCATGGGGCGGTTGGGATCGGCCTTGGTGCCTTTGATCTCCATGCTTTCCAGCTTCACTTCATACTTGCCAGCGGGAATGGTGGGGAAATCACCGCCGCCGTTCTTCTTGGCATCCTCCACATCAGCCTGAAGGCCCTTCAGATCAACAGAACGATCAATCTTGTCAAAATCAATAGCCATAGTTTTTTACCTCCAAAAATGTTGTTTTTTATATTTGGTTGGAAAGAATTTTTCCAATTTCCCTGACTGCATGGGCGATCTTCTCACGGTTTATCCGTTTTTCTTGAAGAACACCCGTGATAACTGCGGCTTCCGTCTGAATGTCCTGAAAGGCTCTGTGATTGCTTTCAAGGTCAGCTTCATAGGAAGCAAGGTCTGTGTTCTCACCGGCCTTGGCCGATCTGACTTCTTCATCAGCCTTTTCAGCGTATTCCCGGAAATACTTGGCCGCTTCATAGCCCATGTGTTTTTCAACCAGATATTCAAAATCACGGGCCTTGAAGATGGTTTCAGGCTTCCCGGCAATCATCAGCACATCAGCCATTATTCTTCACGCTTCTTCCGGGTACGGCGGGGCGGGTTAGCATCCGTCTTGGGTGCGGGTTCCTCTGCCTGTGCCTTGGGGCGATCCCACAGGGGGCAACCATCGGGGCCGCCTTCCTTGTGGCAACGGTGGCCAGCGTCAATGGACGGACAAAGGGGGATTTCCGGGTTCTGATCGTGCTGTCTGAAAATGCGTTCACCGTCCGGGCATTTGGGAAGATCGTTCCAAGGCGGGGTGTCACCGGTGGCCGGTTCAGCAACAGGAACAGAATCATCCTTTTCACCGCCGCCCGGTGTCCAAGTTCCATCAGGATCACCACAAGCCGCCTTTGCCGCATCTTCAGCCGGATCATAGTTATCAGCCGGGGGCGGGGTTTCAGTCTTGGCCTTTCTGCCCCTTCTGCTGGGCGCTGTGGTGGGCGTGTCGGTGGTTTCAGGTGCGGGGGTAGCCGGGGTATTGCCGCCACGCTTCACGGCTCCTGCGGCCTTCTGGTTGGCTTCCTCGTAGACTTCACAGAAAGCGTCATAGGTCAGCGGGATTTCCTTATCACGGACAGTCAAACGGCCACCGCCGAAGATCACTTCAGAAGTCTTGAAAGACAGCACCCGTTCATCATCGTCCGCCACGATACGGGCCACCAGATCAACCATACCGGCCACCTTGTTTGCCACCTTATCCTGAAGGTTCGGCTTGATGGAACTGATCTTATCGCCGCCCTTGCGGGTCAGGTCACGGCTTCTGTCCTCATGGCTGATCAGGATGATGTTTTCATAGTCCAGATTCACAAGCCGCTTCAGGGTGTTCAGGAACTCACTTCTGACCATATCCCACGCACGGAAGGAATCATCAGATTCATGCTTCCAGCCCTGACGGTCACAGATGTAAACCCGGCACGATTCATAAACATCTTCCAGAAGGTCAACCACGATGGTTCGGAAATCGTTCTGTTTCTTTTCCAGTTCGGCCACGGCATCCATGAACACTTCATAGGCCAACTTGCGCTTGGTGATACGGCCTTCCACCGTAACGGTGTCACGAATGGCGATATAGGGGGCATCCACAAACTTGATGTTGCCATCCGTGTTCAACATCAGGGGATCGGGGAACTGATTGGCAAAGAAGGTTTTGCCGCTGAAGGGTGCGCCGTAAAGCCACACAACCTTCTTCTTGGTGGCGTTCAGATCACGGCGTTCATTCTTGGGAAGTAACATATAATCCCATCCTTTCTGACAATATTCTTCATACTCACACCATCCGCAAAAATGGTTTGGGTTCTTGGGAAAGTCTGTGGCTTCAACCATGTGCTTCACATCGGTCAGGAAGTCCACAATCTTCATGGGGTTGTACTGAACCGGCATCAGCGTTGGTTCAGCATCTTTCAAGGCCGCTTGCAAGCGGTCACGGAATTGGGAAAGGGTTTCGGTGCTTTTCTGCCTGATCTTTGCCTTGGGAACAATCAGGAAATACATATTCCTGATCCGGTGGCCCGGATGGGTCAGTTCATACCAATACTTGTATTCGTGAAGCTGACCGGAAACGGCGTAGTTCTTGGCGTTGTTGGAATACTTGAAATCGTATAGATCAAAGGTGTCTTTGGAACGGGTGGTGAACTTACCACAGGGGCAAGAACCGGTATAAGCTGAATCACAGTCACCTTTAGGGCAACCATCACAGATTTCCGTTTTGCCCGATAAATCTTCATCCACGGGAACCAGATAATCCATGAAGCCGATGAAATCACCGTTCCCAATAGGCAATTCAAAGGTTCCGCCCGGTGGCAACATGGCCTTTGCCTTGGGGATCATTGCTTCCAGCTTCATCATTTCATGAATGTGATCATCCGTCAGAACCGGGAAGCTGTTCTTGTAGAAGTCAAGGGCTTGTTCAACCCCTTCTTCAATGCCGGTGTGAAGGGCGGTGCCAAGGATCAGGGCGTTGTCTGCGTCCGTGTTTGGGATCGTATCTATCCCTTCCACATATCGCAAGCGGTATTTGTATGGGCATCTATCAAAGACTTCAACCCGGCTGTGGGAAACTCGCATTGTTTCACCCCTTTCACAATAGTCTTGAAGGCTTCAAAGCCTTCCGGGTAAAGGATGAACCCGAACCCCTGTGAACCGTTGATTTGGGCCAAGTTACGCTTCTGAAGCACAGATGGGGTTCCATCGGTGGCCTTCAGCTCCACTTCAAGGGCAATGCCCTTCACGGTGATCCGCATATCGGGAAGGCCACTTTTCACATACCGGCTTCCACCCCAACGCTTTTCATAGAAGCCACAGGGCGGGGCGCTCATGTGGTCAACAGGTTCACCCAAGGGATATATCCCTTCAGCTTCCAGCCATTCCTTCAGGCGATTTTCAAAGTTTTTTTCACCGGCCATCGGCTCACCCCTCCAACATCTGAATCAGGCTGTGAATACCTCTGACTTGGGTGAAGCCCTGAATTTTACCCGTTCCAGCGTAGAATTGGAACAGTTTATCATCAGACTTCCGCCAACAATGGAAATGTCCGGTTTGCTCATTCTTCAGTTGGTATTCAATGCCGTGGGCTTCAAACTGCTGAATGGCATAGGCGATCCGGTCGGGGTTCTTTGCAACCCGTTCTGAATGAACCTGTTTGGCATGATTTTTCAGGACATCCCACACTTCATCCCTTGCCATCGGCCCCACCGTCCATTTCATAATGTTCAAAGGTTGCCACACTTGCCATAGCCGAAAACAGATCGGAATAATACTGAACAGCGGAATCACGGTCAATATTGTGTTTATCAGCCGCCGCAATCAGTTCATGAATGGTGCCACCAACAATGCGGGTCATTTCACTTGCCCAAGCGTCAGCTTCTTTCGGGGTCAAACCTTCCATTACTGCCCACCGCCTTTCAGGGTGATCTTTACATAACCGGCCTTGGCGGTGGTCTTGGAACACTCGGAAGCAATGTCCGGGTATTTCTTCTTCAGCTTGGTGGAATCAATGCTGGTGGCATTGGTGGGCTTCACAAGGGTAAGGTTCAGAACATCGGATTCAAACTTATCCACGCCGAACTTCACCATTGCTTCATACAGCTTGGCCTTCATTTCCTTTTCCTGATCCTCAATGGCCTTCTTGTGGGCGGTCAGGGAAGCAATGGCGTTCAAGGTGGCAAGCTGTGTGTTCTTGAACTCCTGAAGGGCCGTTTCTTCATCGAAGGTGGCCGAACCACAGGCATTCGGGTTTTCCTGACAGGAATCAGGACAAGTGTGGAAATCCGGGCATTTGTGGCAACACCCATCAAATTTTCCACGGGGGCAAGCATTTTCACATTTGATCATTTTTCGGGTTCTCCTTTCAGATAAACATTCAACTGCTTCAGGCCGAAGGCGGAAGCGGCTTCATGGTTGTCAAAATAAATGTCGATCTGGTTTTCACCGTATTTGTCAATCACCCATTGGGCGGGGCGATCCTGAACGATGTATTCACCCAAGCCTTCCACTTCCACCACGGTTCCCAAGGGAAGCGGGGAAGCACAGGAAACACCGGCTTTCAGTTCCACACCAGCGGCACCATATACAATGCCGTTGGGCCGGTTCTTGGCCCATTCGCCGCAACACTTTTCACAGGAACAATAGGCGGTAATTCTGAAACTGCCCAACAGCACCGCTTCAGGTTCGGCGGGTTCTTCCACCAGCGGAATTTCCACCGGCTCCAAGGTCACATCCGGGGTCACGGCGGTAAGCTGATCCGGTTCAATGGGGGCATCCGGGGCCTTGCTGTTGACAGCAGAACAGCGCCCAAATATAAACCCCATTGCAAGGCCCATCAGAAGGGCCACAAGGAACATCCGCCTGAACCGCTGGTTAAGGGCTTTGCGGCGCTGTTGCCGCTTGCTCATACTTTCTGAATAGTTCATCGGTATAGTCCTTTCTCATTTCCAAAGTGGAAAGAATATCTTCTTCAACCGTTCCCGGACAGATCATCAGGTAATAGAAACAGGGCCGTTCTTGCCCAAGGCGGTGAATACGCTTTTGGGATTGCTCCCACAATTCCGAACCTTGGGGAAGGCTGAAGTAAATGATTTTGTTGGCAAGCTGAAAGTTGCCGCCCATTGCACCGGCCTGATACTGAATGAAGGTAATGCTGTTATGCTGGTAGCGGTAAGCATCCAAGTTCTTTTCTTCACCGGAAAGAACAGACACAGGCCGGTTCAGGCCCTTGGCAATCCCCTTCAGGCGTTCCATTTCTTCCGTGAAGTTATAGAACACGATCAAGCGATCTTCCGTGCTGTTCACCAAATCCCGGAAGGCTTCATAACGGGCTGGGTTATATAGGCCGCAAAGCTGACGGGCGTAAAGGCGGCGGGTCAAGCTGGTATCACCAATCAATTCCCGTTCACAATGGGCATTGGAACCGTAGAAATCCGCATCCAGTTCAAATTCACCAAGGTTGGCGCTGTCAATCGCAATATAGCGATCATTCCAGAACTTCCAATAAAGGGATGAAGGGCGGGTTTTGACTTTGATCCAGTTCCGTTCTGGTAGGCTGATCCCGGCTTGTTCGGTGGTCATGAAAACGGCCCCATGTTCGGCCAGCTTCATCTTCAGCCGGTCAACATTCTTGTAGCCGGTAATCTGTTGCCGCCAAAATCCATCGGTTTCAACCCATTCCGTTTGAATGTACTGCTTCCAGAACAGTTCTTTTGAAATCTTCCAGCCCAACAGTTGGCATTGGCTCCACAAGTTTTCATACTTGCCGCCCGTGGGTGTACCGGAAAGAAGGATCACATTATCCGGTTTCAGCCCAAGAATGAACTTTGACCGTTTGGCGTTCTCGTTCTGGATCAGGGAACTTTCATCCAACATCAGCGTGAAGCCGGTCAGGGTTTTCAGAACCTTCCGCCTGAAGGTCAGTTCGTAGTTGATCACGCCACAAATCCGATCCGGGTTATCAACTTCCATTGCGGCCTTCATGAACCAATCAAATTCATTTTTCTTGGTCATGTCATAAATCACCCAACAATGGTTCATGGCGTAATTTTCCGTCATGTGTTCAATCCAGTCTTGAACCTTTGAACATTGACACACCAGAAGATTTACACGGCTATTCAGCTTCATCATTTTTTCGGAACCAACAAAGGTTTTCCCAAGGCCCATATCAAGGTAATAGGCCACCCGGTTTTTTCCCTCGGTTTCATCAAGGGCCTGTTGTTGGTGCTGGAACAGCGTGATCATAGGGTTTCAGGCCCTTCAATCATGGAAAGGTAATTTTCCACATTCACACCACGGGAAAGAAGTTCGGCCTTCATAGCCATTCCCAAGGGGCTGTTCAGGGCGTAATCACTCACCTGTTCCGGGGAAAGGGAAGTGATGTTGAACAAGGACTGTTTCACTAACTCGGAATGACCGCCACCGAAGGGATCAAAAGGGCAACAGTCAGGGGTGGCTTCAATGTCACGAACCACCATAGCTATCACCACGCCGGGGCGGTTCTTCAGCATCTTCACCGTGTTCAACAGGTGATCGGTTCCCATTTCTGCGGGGCGGAAAGCCTGTCCACCGGCTCCAATCCACAAGGTTCCATCAAAACGGGTTTTCATGTTCATCATCCTTTCTTTCCGGTCAGGCGAACAATGTAAATGCAGTTGTCCACCCGGTATGCGTCATACCCTTTCGGGTTCTTCTCGTTGTACTTGCGCCGGTGGCTGGAAATGGTGGAAAGTTTGGTTTTTGCGGCCTTGGCGCTTTCATACTGGAAACACATATTCTTTGCATTTCCGCTGGTCAGGAAATCTTCAATGGCTTTGACTTCCTCGCTTTTGCTCCCACCGTGAAACTGGTTCTTGGGCGGGGCCTGAACATTGTATTTGATTTCCAAAAAATCACCTTCTTCATAAAATTTCAGTTCCGGTGGCCGGGATCGTGTCTATGTAACACAGATCATCCGTTCCGGGGATCACATCATACAGGCTAACGGTTTGGGGTTCTTTGGCCCGTTTTTCCCGCTCATGCCCTATGGCTGACCGCATAGCTTGACAGGCCACGGTGACGAATTTCACCCTTTGCAGATCAGGAAGGGCAAACCAGCGTTTCACAGCAAGCAAATAGCGGAAAATCACCACATCAAACCATTCCGATCTGTTAAGGCCCTGCTTGTCTAAATACCACCAAACAATGTTGATGTTGTCCGTGGCAAATTGGGCTTCTTTAGGGGTAAGGGGGCGTTCATAAAAGGATTTTGGCAACCGTAATCCGCCGCCCACCTCGTTTCTTTCCGGTTTCACACACCCCCCCCCAATCCGTCAGGCAGTCAGGCCGAAGAAAGAATTGAACTGATCAGCACCCACATAATCACGGAACTTGGTGGGGTTGATGTAGTAATTCCAGCAAGCGCCGGTTCCGGGAACAGCGTTCCCGAAGGGAAGAAGGCCACGCTGAAGGCCGATTCTGACGAACTGATCAGATTTTCCCATGCACCGGGCGGCTTCCTTCACGCTGATCTTCTTGATAGGCGGTGCAGCAACCGGGGCGGCTCCATAACCCATCAGGTAATCAAAGGAAACGCCGGTTGCATCGGCAAGGGCCTTGATACGATCGGGGCCGGGGGTGTTCTTCCCGGAAAGGTATTGGCTGATAGCGGCCTTGGAAGCCCCGGCCTGTTCAGACAGGGCGGATTGGCTCATGTTGGCCTGTTCCATAGCGTTCTTCAAACGCTCTGCGAAGGTGGTCATTGTGCGTACTCCTTTCATTTTTCAAGATTTCCGTGTGTAAACACGGCGGACAGTAAGAAATAACATCCCGGCCAATGTCGGACAGCTTTTCGGGATAGGTCAGGGGAAACATTTCCCCGCACTTTTTACACCGAACTTGGCGGGTGATCATCATTGGCTTACCACCTTGAAATGACCGGGTTCCTTCATCGGTTCCACATCCACGCTGGAAACCAAGGCCCACCAATCGGCTTCCGGGTAAAGGTTGCGGTCACTTCTCAAAATGGTTCGATCTCTGAAGTGAACGGCCTTCCAATCCTTGGTGTCAATCAACTTCATTGGTTATCACTCCTGTTCTTCAAAGGCCACTTCACATTCCCCACAGAGAACATGAACTTCTTTGGTGGCCCGGATGATGGTTCCGCAACAGGGGCAAACATACTTGCGGGAACTTGATCCCCCCCCTTCCGGGAACCCTTCAGCGGATTGGTACGGGGTCGAACCAGACAGAACCCGGATTTGCCAAGGGATTTCACGAAGGCTTCAGCTTGCGGGTTCAGGGCGGTTTTGTGCCATCCGTACTTTTCGCCTTTCTCCACGGTCAGGCCGTGGGCTTCAGCGGTTTCTTTGAACTTCCGGTTGTGGTAGGAACCAGAACGGGAAGTGTCCTGAACATTGTCCTGAAGGTTCTGAAGGTGAACCATTTCGTGAAGCAAGGTTCCACAGGTTTCTTCAAAGGGGCGGTTCAGGTATTCGGCACACAGGTTGATTTCGTAATAACCGCCTTCCTTGGTGCCATCTTGCCAAGCCTTCCAAGCGGTACACCAGCCGTAGGCCCCACGGGTATGATCCGGGGAAACGGTGATCACAGGCTTTTCCAACTTCCCTTCAAAGAAGGCTTTGTTGAACTTTGAAAACAAGGTTTCAAGTTCATCAATGACCGGTTTCAAACTGACTTCATTCATGGTGCTTACTCCTATTGAACACTATATGTGCTCGATTTAGTTAAAAAAAAGTTCCTGAACCGAAACGCCAAAGAAATTGGAAATGCGAACCTTCACTTCATCACGGGGAACCCGTTCATCACGCTCATACATGGCATAAGAAGATTTGGTGATCCCAAGTTCCTTGGAGATTTCGTCTTGGGTTCTGCTCCCACGCAGTTCCCGAAGTTTCTTGCCAATACTCATATTTGCACATCCTTTCTTCAGAATTAGAACAGCCAAAGCCCCAACAAGCAATTTCCGGGCGGTCATATCTTTTATATGGGGATTGATACCCAATACCCGAACCCATAAACCGGGGGCGCTCATGTTGTCGCTGTTGCCCTGCCATCATCAGCACCGGTGGGGCGGTTCCGGTGGACGGGCCATCAGGCCCGTTTCGGCTTATTCAGCATCCATGTATTTTGCGGAAACCTTAATCATTGATTCTGCAACCGCTTTATCGGTTACACCCCGATAAGTTTTATTGAACAGGATATACACAAGACTAAAGGTTATATCATCAGAAGAATCATAGGCAACTTCAAGAACAGCTTCCGGGCAATCTTCCATAGTCTTTTCGTGAGGAAGGCTAAAAGCGTGGGGCACACCATAAGTGGTAAGCATTTCATCCAGTTTTTCAAGCAAGGTATCATCCATATCAGGGTGTCCTTCACGATCCTTAATGGTGACATAGGTATCAAAAACATGAACCTTCATTTTCAAATCCTCCCAATCAGTTCGTGCACCTTTTGTGCTCGTCTGATTATCATTATACACGATATGTGCTCAAAGTCAAGCGCAACCGAACACAAACTGTGCACAAAGAAATGTGTTACTAATTGTGCACATCGACGGATTGACTTTGTGCACATAATGTGTATAATGAAATATAGAAAGACTTCTGAAAGGGGTGTACTTATGCCGAAGTTTTCTGATCGGTTCAAGCAATTACGAACCGAACGCCGCCTATCTCAACAGAACTTGGCGGATCAGCTTGGGTTTTCCAAAAGTAGTGTGAATATGTATGAACGGGGCGAACGGGAACCGGGCCTTGAATCTATGGAAACCATAGCAGACTATTTTAATGTTGATTTGGATTACCTCATGGGTAGATCAGATATTCCGAACCGGAATGAATGGTTGAAAAGCATCAATAAATCTGTGGTAGTCGAACCTTCACAACCACAGGTGAAGTTTGATAATATCATCCCAATTTCTACAAAGCGTTTTCCTCTACTCGGTGACATTGCTTGCGGTAAACCCATCATGGCAAACGAAGAAAAGGAACTGTATGTGGAAGCTGGTGCCAACATTCGTGCTGATTTCTGCTTGAAGGCCAAGGGTGATTCCATGATCGGGGCCAGAATCTATGACGGGGATATTGTGTTCATCAGAAAACAGGAAATGGTGAACAATGGCGAAATTGCCGCTGTTATCATTGATGATGAAGCAACCCTGAAGCGGGTGAATTATTATCCTGAAAAGGATTTGCTGATCTTGAAGGCTGAAAACTCCCAATATGAAGATTTGGTATATACCGGGGAACAGTTAAACCACATCATCATTCTTGGAAAGGCCGTAGCCTTCCAAAGCGATATTATATAGAAGGTGATCCGGTGAAGAAGTTCTTGAAAGGCGTGGTTGGGTTCTTTCTTGGAACAGCAATGTTTGTTTATACTGCGTGCATCTTCATGGAACCCGATCTTCTTCCGGTGTTCGTCCTTATGGACGCTATATGTGCTTTAATTCTATTTCTGATTTTCCGAAAGCGAAAACCAAAACCGGCCAAACAGAAGGCCCCACCCAAAACAGAACCCACCGTTCAGGTTCATTCCAATCTGAACCCGGAATGGGCTATTAAATCCATGCCGGGGGCCTACACCGTAGCAGAAGCCAAAAATCATGTGCGGATTGTTCAAGATTGCTTGAACATCTTTGAAAAGACGAAGAACCTTGAAACATTCTTTTCCCGCTATGAATATGGTATGCAAATAGCCCTGACAGTGGATCAAGCGGCCAAGGCCGGAATCATCCCTTACACATCCGATCTAGATCGGACTTTCTTCAAGGCGGCTAATAGTCAGAAAGAACGGGTGTTGTTGGATTCCTATTCCGATCAGAAAGCCAAGATTGATGAATTGAAAACCGCAAAGGCCAAAGCCACCCATTGGAACCGGTATCTGAACACCCTGAAAGAATACGAAGATCAATATTCCATGAACCCTGATTCTGAATATCCTGAAGTTCTGGAACAGGTCAAAGGTGAACTTGCCAAACTTGATCTGTCCACATCCGTTCCGCCGTCCAATCTCTGAAAACACAGGAAAATCAAGGCTTTGGAACAGGTGGAACAGATAAAGCGCCGGTTCTCTATATACTCTTTTCTTTTATATTTTTTTATCTACTCTTTGAAGTAATATAATATCCGTTCCAACTGTTCCATTCTCTCAAAGCCACACCCCGCAAGGATTTTAAGTGGAACAGATATGGAACAAATGCAAAAAAAAATGACCGCCCCCGGTCTTGCACACCGGAAGCGGTCAGGCGAAACAAACCCTTTTGAAGTTAATGTTTCAAACGCCTTTGAACATTATATCACATGGGGTTTAGCTTTGCCATACCCAATTTTGAAAGTTCAGGTGATATAATGCGAAATCCAAACGGGTATGGAACGGTTGCAAAGCTATCAGGCCAACGCCGCCGCCCATACATTGTGAAGAAAACCATAGGTTGGAATGACAAAGGCCATCCCATCTATGACATTATCGGCTATGCTGAAACCCGTGAAGCCGGGAACATCATGCTTGCCGAATACAACCGTGATCCTTGGGATGTTGACCGGGCCAAGATCACCCTTCAACAGCTTTTTGACCTCTGGAAAGAAAAGAAGGCCCCGAAGCTGGGTGAATCCAATCGTTCTTCCCTCTGTTCAGCGTTCAAGCATTGTTCAGCGTATGTGAACAAACCTTACAAGCAACTGCGATCCTACCAAATGCAAGAAACCATTGATGGTTGTGGGAAAGGGTATAGCACCCAAGCGGCCATCAAGAACCTGTGGGGCCACCTTGACCGGTTCGCCCTTGAAATGGATATAATAAACCGGTGCTTCTCCGAACTTCTGACTTCTGATCCAATACCGCCCACCAGCCGCCTTCCGTTCACCAACGATGAAATCAAAACGGTGTGGGAACATCAGTCTGATCCTTGGGCTGATACTGTTTTGATCTTGCTATATTCCGGGTGGCGTATCTCTGAATTTTTGAACCTGAAACCTGAAGATATAGACTTGAAGGAAGGCACGATGAAGGGCGGCACCAAAACGAAAGCCGGTAAGAACCGCATTGTTCCCATCCATCCAAAGATCAGGCCATTGATTGAACGGCGGCTTGCCGAAGGTGGCCCCCGGCTGATCAGCTACAACGGGAAGATTTGCAATCAAACCCAATACCGGATATTTTGGGCGGATATTATGAAGGCCCTGAAACTGAACCATACCCCGCACGAATGCCGCCACACCTTTGAAACCAAATTGGATAGCGCCGGGGCAAACCGGAAATGTATTGATTTGCTCATGGGCCATGTGTCCAAGGACACGGGAAACCGGGTCTATAATCACAAGACTTTGGACGAACTGAAGGCCACCGTGGAACTGATTCCATAGGGTTCAAACCGGTGAACATTTTAGGCCGCTGAACGCTGAACTATACACACATTAGTAACAAGAAAACCCCGAACCCCTGAAAAATCAAGGGTTCGGGGTTCGTCTGTTTTTATTATACCATATAAATTTAAAATAATCCATTTAATCAGCAAGGATGACTCCGGCTTTTTCTACTTCGGGACAATGTGTCCCGAAGTAGAAAAAAGCCGGGGAGCGGTATCAACCACTCCCCGGATGGATCAGAGCTCTACCAGCGCGGAGAGCTGTTTCAAGAGATCAGACAGCGGCCCCCACAAAGCGGCATAGTCCCGCTGTAAGGCTGCGAGTTCTTCGGGATAAATTGCGCCGTAGGTGTTGGCCTGAATTGCCACTTGGTTCAGATTGTTGGAGCATCGCCGCTGGAGCGAAACCAGCTCACGAACAGGCGAAAGGTCAACATGAAGCACATACCCACTCAGGGCCATTTTCCGCATATAGGCTCCCATGTTACGGATGCCAGCCTCCGCCATACGTTCTTGAATCAGGGCCTGCTCCGCCTCCGACACCATCACATGAAGATGGATCGGACGACGGCGTTTCTTTGTCATCGCTCCTCACGCTCCCGGCTGCGGCAGGCGCGGGGCGGCTCCTTTACCTTATCCAGCGGCTTTTCCTGTTCGTCTGCCGGAACAGGGTGCGGCAAATGAAATTCACGGTGCAGGCGCAGCACCTCCAGTACAGACAATTCCTGTTCACGTTTCTTTTCCATATACGCACCTCCTTATCTATCGCCACGGTCAGGCTGCCTCCGTTGGGGAGCCGGAGCCTCCGAGCCGCGATCTGCCTCCGCCAACTTTGCCGCATTTTTCATCTGCTCGGCAATCGGACGGGGCCTGTCGGGATTATCAGGCGCAGGACGCAGCTCATAGTCGGATGCCTGTTTTTCCGTCAGGGGGCGGGTATAGGTAAGATAACCCCAAGCCAAGAACGAGCCATTTTCCACCGGGACGCGCTGAGCGTAATTGAAAATTTCATCCGGCTTGTTATAGGGCGGCTTCGGGAATGTCCCGATGTCCACAGGCCGCTGGGTCGAATAATACTTGTAAAGACCGGGAGCCTCGGTCTGCCTGATCCCCACGTTATAAATACGCTGATAGTCCTGCACCCGGTCTGCAAAATCCTGTTCCATCGCGGCACGGTCATTTCCATAGTGACCCCATTCGTACTGCCGCTGGCCGTCCTTGTCATCATAGCAGGCCCATGTGACATAGCGGGATGGCGCGGTGGGATGTTCGCCCAATGCAAATCCCCGCCCATTTTCCAGCATGACCGCCTTCAAAATAGCATAGCCTTGATTTTTGTCCATAGTACACCTCCCATCATCGAGACATTTCTTTGTTTTCTCTTTTCACAAACGGCTGGAGCTGATAGGGGCTTGTACCGTCCTCGGGTCGCAGAAAGTCTATCCGGGCCGCAGCACGGATAGCGTTCTGGTTAAGCTGCCGCTGCCATGCCCCTTGGCTGGGAGCCCACTTAAAGCCGTTGCTTTTCAGTTCCTGCCGCTGATCGGCATCGGGCTTTTCCTCAAAAATAAGCTGCAAACGGTTTTCAGCCTCGTTGATTTTGGCCTCACCTCCGGGGAATGTCCAGCCAGCAAACTCGGAGCGGCTGCTCAGTTCCTCAATGCGCTGGCGTACACGGCGGATGTTGGCATTGTTGTTGGAAAGCAGATAGGCGGGGTACGGCTTGTTTTTATCCACGTGCCATGACTGCGCCATATCTGCTTTGAGCTTTTCTGCCTGCTCCGGCGTAAGCTCCGGGCAGCCGTCCAGCGTTTTGTGTTTCCGAAAATACGCATTGACCGCCTTCATGGTGGCCTGCTGGAACTCCAGCCCCTCCAGCTTTTTTGTCAGCTTTTCCACGGCCAGATCATCGTCTGCGCTGATCCCACCCATACCAACAGAGCGGATTTTATCAAGCAGCTTTGAAATCTCTGCATACTCTCCATAGTTGCGATCCCGGGCGGCGTTCTGCTTGTGCTTCTTTGCCACAGGGAAGTTGCCGCCCCCAGAGATCAGAATAGAGGGCACCCGGGCATC